GCATAGCCTCGCCTGTTACACCTTTGGTCTTCTTGCCGCCCATAATTTCTTTGGCTGTAGGGCCGCTGTCACCGTAGTTTTTACCAACGGTTTTGCCTTTTTTAGCAATGCCATCTGCTGATCGTGTGAATGCCATATTAAGCTCCTATCTGTATCGTTACTGTACCAATTTGTACGGCTAAAACCAAGTAGTTTGGCGTTAAAGCTGTATCAAATAATCTTGCCCCGCCAACCGGGTTCCAACCCCACTGAATATCCCGTGAACCACCGGATAAATACCCGTTGACGTTGACACCTGAAGTGACATACGTCGTATCCCTGCGTGGATTACGCAGAGCTTGCGGATCATCCACCGGAAATGTTCCCAACATTAACTGCGGTTGATCAGGATCCCAACACTCAGGGCAAACCAACAGTTGATACTGACGCTGCTTAATGATCTCAGTCCTAAGCTTCTTTAGTTTGTACTGTTGCCCACAGCGATCACATTCAGCAATCGCTATCTTGCCGGATGCGAACCGATTACCCATTAGTATCCACCACCTGTACCAATAAACATCTGTCTTGGCACAAATCTAACCGCAGCCTTCTCTCGGTCTTCACCGGCTGCAATCTCAAACGTTTCATCATAGATTTGCTTGAGCATTTGGATGCGAGGCATCAACTCAGGCACTTTGATGGCAATGTGATACGCCAATCCTGCTGTCAACGCAGGGAGGAAGCGGAAGTTCATATCTGCTGTCTCAGCACCTGCGCCCGCATCTTGCACACGGCGCAATCTCCAATAAACAAACTGATAGGGCACACTGTTGTCAGGAGTCGGCCATACGGTGACTGCGGGCAACTGTGGCACGTATACAGCAGTACTTACGATGTGCGTAGTTGCAGTAGTGTTGTTTTGACCACGGAATACACCGCCAAGCACGTTGCCTGTGATGTATGTGTAGTAAATATCTTCTGAATCCAAGCGGATAAAGCCTGAACCGGCTAACCCAACCACCGTGTCAAGCGTGATCGTTGTGGCCGTGGCTGAAACGGCGACCGACACCAAAGAATCAGTCGGGTTAACTTCTCCCGACAGCCTCTGAATCCAAACTTGGATTGGACGAGCTTGCTGAAGTTTGTTTGGTATGGTTGCATACGTAGAAACACTAATACGGGTAATTGTCAGGTCTGCCTGAGTAGAAGCAGTGTTTTGCCCTGTACGAATGACCTGCTCAAGCAAATCAATTGTGTCTGTTGGCAGGGCGTATGTGGAAAGACCCGGAGTCAGGTTAATAAAACCCTGCTACATTGTCCACATGTTGATGCCTTTGTTCTGCCACTCAATGGTCATTAGGTTCATTGATCTGCGTGCTGTACGCAAGTCATAACCTGAACGCATTTCCCGGCCCGCACGCTCCCAAGCTTCCTCGGCAATCTCCGTGAAGTCCATATTGAAGAGTGTTGAGCCGGTTGTGGTCATTTTTTAGCAGTCTTTGCAGATTGAACAAAAGCGTCAGCAGTGGGAGCGCCTTTAGCACCGGGTTTGCGCATCTTTTCTTTCGAGCCGGCGGCAATACGTTTTCTTTTGGCATTAATGTTGGCATACAAGCCAACAGGGCCACCTTCAGCGTATTGCGTGAAGTCAGTGTCATCCCTTCGGGCTTTTTTAGAACCCTTGGGCATCTTAGAGGGGAGCATGTCCCCCATGCCACGGCTTGCCATCATTTTTTGTACATCCCACCGCCACACATAGCGATCATTGTGCCTTTGGTCTTGCCCTTGGATGCAATTCCGTCTGCGCGTTTAGACGCAGAAGATACTTTGCCGCCTTTGGCGTATGGACTTGGCATGGCTTTGTTATACGCAGCTTCTGCGCCTTTGGAAGCAGCACGGTCGCGCATCATTTGACGAGCTTCACGCTCGGCAGGACTGCGCTTCTCGTCTTCCATCTCAGCAATGGTTTTGGGATTAACTTTGCCACGGCCTGCGCCGGCTTCGCTTTGACCTAAAAGTCTTTCAAGCATTGTCATAATTAATCCTTAGCAGAATTTGCCACGGGTCTTGCCTTTTTGGGCAATACCATCAGCACGTTTAGAAGCAGAAGATACGGATCCGCCTTTTTTATAAGACATGTCGCTAGTATCTTTGTTTTCGTAGTTTGTATTGGTTCCGGGACGACGAGTCTCGCTCAAAGCGTTCGGAGTACGACGTGGTTTGTACGAGGACATATTCAACTTCTGTGAGAAGTTGGCATCTGCACCGGGATCAATTGCATCTGCGGCTGCTTGTGCAGCTTTATCAGGAGAATCTCCTGCAGTAGGATCTTTTTCTTTGCGGCGAGTTAAACCTTGCTGCTTATTCATGTAATCACGCAAAGACATGCCTGATTTCTCAAGTTCTTCTTTGGTAACAACCTTGTTTTTACGTGCCGTAGGCTTTGCCGCAGGAGGTGCGCCGCTGTCATCGCCTTCAGGCATTGGGCCTGAGCCGGGTTCAATCATCATGGAGTTATGGAGATTTTGCTTCATGACTATTCCTTAGCAGTACTTGCCGCCTTTGGACATTTTAACCATTGTGCCTTTGGTTTTACCCTTAGACGCAACGCCGTCACGGCTAGATGAAGTTTTAACGGGTGCCATACCGGTTGGTTTGCCCGTCTTGGAAAATTGCATAAATTTAGCTGCGCCACCTTTGGCAAGCTTCAAGGCTGTGCCCTTGCCACCTTTGTGCTCTTGAGCATCGTGTTGTTTAAACGCTTTTTTGATCATGGCCTTGTCCTGAGACTTGTCCATCTTCATATCTTCTTTCATGTCGCTTTTAGCCATAGATCCACCTTTAGAAAATTTACGGCCTTTATCAGCCGATGAGAAATCTTTACCCACTGATGTGGGAACGCCTACTTTTTTGGCAAATGATGGGTTGTGAGCCACCGCTTCCATGAAATTGTGTTGTTTCTTGCTAGTGCTTGGCATTACAGATACCTTCCACGAGTTTTACCACGTTGAGCAATTCCATCGCCACGACGTGAAGTAGAACTTACCTTAGATTTTGCCGCAGATTTAACTTTTCCGCCACGTTTAAACTCACCTGTGTCATCATCTGCGTAAGCATTGAGGGCTACTTTGTCATAGCCGCCACTTGACCCGACGCTACGATCTTCTTCGGGGATCTCTCCCCGATCTTTTAAATAATCCTTACCAACATCTCTAGCAAGACCTTTTACAAACCCTTTTGGATTGATTGCCGCCTCTGCTGTACCGGGTGCTGCGCCTAGAGCCTCATTAACTTTTGGGCCAAAGTACTCAATAGCAGAGCCAATCGGGTCGGCTAATACTCTGACGGGCTTAGGAACATCAATCCCGGCTTTATCAGCTAAAAATAACGCAGCTTTGGTTGCAGGGTTCATAATCAATCAACCTTTTTGCCGAATAAGTTGGTCAATCTTTTCTTCAAGGCGATTGAACCGTTGGTCAATGTGATCCGTAATTCTTTCAACTTCTGCTTGAGTAACGTTATCACGTGCTACCTCCTCGCGTGTTTTGTTCAAAAGGATGCTGATGCGATTCAACTCCCTGAACTTTTCGTTCATCATGTAGCCAATCAAACCCACGAGAATTGTTAGGACTGTTGACCATACTGTGCTCAGTTCTAACATTTCCATCTCGCAAGAGCCGCAGCTTTCCGAGTTGGTTTGCCTTTTTCATCCTTCATGGGGCCGGGTACACCTGACATACGTGCACAGAAAGAATCTTTGCGCTTTCCGCCTTGTGGCTGAGGAGCTTTGAGATTACTTCCCGTAGCTGCGTTGTATTTAGCACGACCTTTGGCAGTCAGCCCTGCCCCCTTAGAAGCAGGTAGCTTTTCACCACGACCGATTGCAAGGGATGGAGCTTTTTTAGCCATAATAAATATTGCAAAATGCTACGTTGGACATTTGCGCATAGATACCATTTACCGCCAAAACACCATCTTCAGGAATAAAAGGAGCATTGTTATACGTATCATTTGCAGATACGTCGTAAGACATTAGCCATGCACCGGCATAAACCATTGCTGCACCCGCAGTAATACTACCCGAGTTAATATCTGTAATGGTAAACGTATTGTCTGTTAATTTAGTAATTGTGTAATTACCATTTGTAGCAGTACCGCCCGTGCCGGCAGCAAAATCAGCGCCGATTGAATTTCCGGTTACAAGACCATGTGCGGTGGATGTAACTGTAATAGTCGTTCCTGAACGGGCATAAGTTGCTGTAGTTACCGGAGCAGTGGTTGTGTCAAACAATGCAACATAACCTGCTGTGGCAGTACCCGTAAAAGAAATTCCACGGACTCTATTGCGGCCAAGCACCATAAAGCCACTAGTGTTTAAATGCGCTTGCCGTACATTAGTTTGATTCATAATTAATCTCCTTTAAAACGGGGGCCGAAGCCCCCAAGATCAATTAGACGTTTTGTTGACCGAGCAATGGATCAGCAACAAAGTACAAGATTGTGCCGGAGATGGAACCACCTGTAGGAGCATCACCTGAAGTGCCGCCACCTGTGATTGTCACCAACTGAGTTGTAGACATTGTCGTGCCCATGTTTGCGCCGGCAGTAGCCGTAGACAAATCAATAGACAGCTTGCCGGTTGTAGCAACAGCGGCAGCGACCAAGCCTTGGTTTGTAGCGGTAGAAGTGCCGTACAAAGTGAAGCCCATGTCAAATGTTGGAGTTGTGCCGCCGGTAGCTGCACAAATTGCTTGAATTTCAACGACGATTGCGCCTGCGGGCAAAATTACGTCTGCGGAATTAGTGGAAGATACAGATACTGCTGTACCTGTTGCATCAGCGCCGGAGATGTAAAACTGCGCGGCCATTAAGCCGGAGCCACAATAAGCGGTACGAGTCTGATCGCCGCCACCTGAACGCCAAATACTCTGTGTGGTTGAAACTGCCATGATAAATTGTCCTTACATACAAGATCAGCGCATCAATCGGTATGTCGTTTGCCGGGTCAATATGATGCACCGGGAACCCCGGGCTAATGTGTTTATACCACTGTGTTTAAACCAATGCAACAAAAAAGGGGCCGAAGCCCCTTTCTTTTTTTGAACCTATTAGGCTCCGGGTGAACCGAAGATGCCCAAAGGATCAGACACGCCGAAGCTGTAACGCTCACGGGCTTTGTAACGAACGTTACCTGTGTCAAAGTCGCCATCCATGCCGGTTGCCATAGGCGTACGGACAAAGTGCTTCAAACCGGTAGGCACGTCTGTCAACAGGAACCAAGCGTTGGTGTCTGTCAAGAAGTGGTTAACGCAGTAGCCTTCAGGGATAGAACCATTGTTCTTCAATGCGTTGATATCGTTGTCGTTTGTACCGACGCGCAACTCAGTCTCAAGAAGACG